TAGCTATTTTAATTGAAAGCAGTCGACCTCTTGCTCTAGTATCTACCTTATCAGTAGATGATGTAATTGTAAAGGGACCAAGTGGTGAGCTTGATGCTGTGTTACTTGGATAATCATTTAATAATAGTGTTACTTTTGAATTTCCTGTTAAGTATTGAAAATCTGGTATAAATCTTTTCATAGACATAATAAACTCCCCATCACCTCTAAAATCAGCTATGCCAGTAGATTGACCTGTAATACCTCTTCTCGCTGCAATATCAAAATCACCTGATTGTATGAATGCATTAATAGAAGTAACACCAGATGAATTGACTTGATCGGTTCCGGTTTCATGTTGATAATATATAGATGCTCCATATAAATTTGTAATACCTTGAATATTAAAATTAGGCGTAGCTGTTGAATTATATTGTGTTGCATAAGGCACATCAAATACACCTGTGTCTGCATAGGATGACCTAGCTAATGATCCAGTTGTCCAACAATTTTCTCCATAGTTATAAGTAACACATCTATCAATTTGTGTAGAACCTGATTTAGGATAAAACCAAGTTACCTCATTATATAAAGTATTATGTTCACCATATATAATCTGACTTGCATTATAATTAATACCTAGATTATCTCCTGTAGTTGTAAATACAAAGTCTTCTACTAAACATGGTAATGCTTTAACTGTTCCATCAAATGCAAAAAATCCACCTTCACCCGACATCCAGAATATCATACCATTAGAATAACTAACTGCATTTTGTCCAATACATCCACAGTTTGTTCCAACTTGTCTAACACTAAATGTAAATGGTGGACCAACAAATTGAATTACATAAGCTGCGCTATCTGTTAATACAAATACATAATCTTTACCTTGAACAGCTGCTACAATCCTGTTTCCTGTATCTAGTCTAAAAGTACCTGCAGTATTAGTAGCGGTTGGTTGATACGTTGAATAATCTTCTTGGTTTGAAAATCTTATAAACATTGGATCTTGTGTTGATGAATTACCAATAGTTGTTTCAGTTCCAAAGTGAAATAAATGTCTATCTCTATCTGATACCAAAGTTAATCTTGTTTTAGTAGGAGCTCCTGACATAAGAGTTGCTCTATTTGATCTTGGGTTAGATGCTCCTGCATCCCAAGTAAATGTTCTACCATTATGAATGGTTGCAATTAATATTTCTCCAAAGTTATCAAGACTCCAGATGCCTGGATCCAGGATCACGTCACTGGTTGTACGCTCCGTGCCCCAGGTAGAATCTCCCCATAAGTATGTACCCCATCCATAACCTGCTGTTTGAAATGTTGGACCAACAGTTACATAAGGATCAATTTGTGCTGAACCTGTTCCTGAAGTTGTAGCTGCAGAGTTAGATGGCATTGTAATATCAAAAGCATTTGCAGTTACATTTGATATCTCAAATGTATTATTTTCAAAATCAGTTGTTGCATAACCTGAACCTGTTGGAACAGTAACTGATGAAAACGTTACATATCGTCCAGCGCTTAACCCATGAGAAGTTTTGTTTACAGTAACTGTAGGCGAACCGGTTGATGCATCAAAATCAGCTCCAGTAATTCCGGTATCTAAAGGTGTAATGTCATAAAACTTATCACCATAATATAAAAACAAACCTTGTGATGTACCGATTGCTGCATACTTCTCACCAGCTAAAGATGTCCATGTATGTTGAGCTCTAGCAGCACCGGGAAGAGTTTCATTGTCAATAGTTAACTGTTCCCAGCCACCTATTTTTTCTGGTAGTCCGTATCTAAATCTAACAAAATCACCATCAGTCCATTGAGACTCAGCTCCTGATTGTGTTATTTGTTTATTAAAACCTGGTTTAAATTGTAGTTTCTGAAGCATAGCACCTCATTATATATGCTTTTTATTATTTTGGTAGTATTATATTCCACTCTAGCTTAGATATCAAATCCTGTAAATGGACTTCTTTTACATTATTTTCTTTTAAATATTGATGTAATTCTTCTACATCTATTATGATATACTGATCTTTTATATCAAATACCATCTTATCTGCTTTGGTTTTAAAGCTTCCTATTTTATTATTATTTTTAATAGGCCTTAAATCAAATTTAAATTTTTGATTATTTAATACTCCCTCTATATCCCACAATTCTTTTTGTTTTTGTTTTTTGTTAGGTAGATTAGTATCGGATAACTTATTAATGAATTTCTTCATTTAAAAATTATTTTCTTTTAAACCACTCAGGAAGCCCTAAATGTGGACGAGTATCAAACATATTTTCTTTTGCTCCTGGAGTTTTGCGATTATTGTAATGTAAGAATGTTTGTATACATTGTTTGCCTTTAAATTTTTCTCTCCAATGCTCTAACTCACATCCTCTATAAACTAACATATCTCCTGGTTTTAAATTAACTTCAATACCTTTCATTCCTTCTTTACCAGAAGGCTCAAGATATATTGGCCAATCGTCACCACCTAAATTCATAGTAGTTGATATTTCACAACTAAATCTATCCTTGTGTCTTTTTAATTCATCACCTTTTTTATATACTCTTGCATAAGTATAAGCCGGATATAATTTTAATTCGGTTATTTTTTCCATTTCTGGTTGACATTTTAACATTAAAGTTTCCATCACAATGTCTGAATAAACACAATAAGTATTTGGTATTTGCTCATGTTTTTGTTCATAAAAACCTAACATTTTTTCAAAGGGTGAAATATAATTTTCTTTAATACAAGTATCAAAAACTTGTTTTTTCATGTTAAGATAATTTGCAATAAAAGTTGCTAGATCTTTTGATATAACTTTACGAATAACAGCATATTTATTTTTTTTAAAACTCATTTAATCACCTTTTTTGGATCTAAAGAAATATTTCCAGAAATACTTACTCTGTCTTTGTTAGATAAATAAAAAGGATATACTAAATGTACTAATGAAGAGGGAAATAATAAAATAGTTCCTTCGTCTTCAGATTCTAACAAATACGAATAAGTAGCTACTTGACCTAAAATATTTGTGTAACAAAATTCAAATGAATTAGCCATAGGTGTATTAGAATGTTTTGTAAAATGAAGTTCTTTTTCTTTATTATAGCTAGATGGAATGTCTAACCATATCACAAATGAAAAAACACCTCTATGATTATGTGCAGGGTTAAATTCAAATTTTTTTTGAAAGTTGACCCAAAACTCATGTAAAACAAAAGGACAATTTTCTGTTAAAACGCTAGGTACAATAGCAGCCAAATTTTTAGGTGAATATTGATTTATTAAAGGCAGTAACACTGTTTTAAAAAACCAATTTTTTTTATCAGGTATAGAAAAGGATTCACTTATATTACCAGCTAATTTTTTATTCATTTTATGTTGTTTATCTTTTATACAAGATTTTAATTTGTTTATTGTTTCTTTACTTAATTTATCTTCTATAATTCCTACATTAGGTAAAGTTTTATGCATGTTTAATTATTCCTTTTGGCATGGCTTGTATATTCCAATGTATAAATCTAAAAGGTTCTATTCCAAAATCTACAGCAAATTCGTGTTCTAAATATCCAGGAAATATAAGTAATGATCCAGGTACAGGTTTGAAATGTATAAGTTCATTACCATTAAAAATATCTTGTTCGTTTTTCATTTTTAATTTGGTAGCTCTAGCACCAGTTCTTGGTTCATGAAATATTGGATACGATGTTTTTTTACTACACTTTAAAAAATAAAAACCTGATACATGTTGGTTCCAATGAATATGTGCTGCATGATGACCACCACCTTTTTTAGCAAACTCTTGCACCCACAGTTCAGTGAACATAGTTGTATATAATGACATATCAAAACCTTGATGATCTAGATAGTCCCAAGATTTTTGACCTACGTAATTTCTAAAATCTAAAAAATTATTGTCTGCTAATAGAGATGTTGAATGATAAGGTCTTCCAAAATCTCCATATTGTTTAATCCATTTCTTTTCTTTATTTTTTGCATCCTTAATATATTGATTAGAAGCCTTATTAAGAGATGTAATAAATTCAGGTTTATGTTCAAACCATATAGGTGTTTTAAAATATTCTAAAATTTGCATATTATTTAAATGGATATCCAAGGTTCCACATCACCAATGAATACCTAATTCCTTTCGTTACTGGTTTAACTCTATGCCACACAAAAGAAGGAAATACAATTATAGAACCTTTGGGTAATATTTCTTTTGCTTTTATTAAGTGTTGGCTTTCATCTCTCATGTAGGGTTCATAATTTCTAAAGTCAAACTCTAATTCACCCCCTTCATATTCCGAGCCATCTGTCAATTGACATGTCATAGATAGTTTTCTAATTTTACCATGATCACGTTTACCTGGTTTATCATAAGGTTTATCCCAACTATCACAATGCCAATCATAGTATTGATTTAATTTATATTTAGTAAACTGACACGGTTCGCTGCTATCCCACTCAAAATTCCAACCCGCATTTTTGTTTGCTATATGAATATAAGGTTGTAGTTCTTTGTATATCCAATTTTCACTTAACCAAACTAAATCAGAATTTCTTTTTCTTTTTAAATCTAAAACTTCATCTTGAGTTAATTCTTTATTACCATATTCACCTGTTCTAGCCATAACTTCTTTTTGTTGAAGAGCGTATTTAATAATATCATCACATATTCTTGGTGGTACAGCAGATTTAAAACACCAATAGTAATTACTTATAATCATAAGTTATAGTTTGCACAAAATTTAAAGAGTCTTTCTGGTCGTTAATAATACAATAGTTGTTAATTGATGGAAACATAATAAACATATTGGGTTTAAGTTCTATATTCCACCATTTGTTTTTACGTTTGTTATCATCATAAAAAATTTTTACATTACAGTTTACAGTGTTTATTCCATATAAACATGTGTAATCAGGTGAATGTTCTAAATCTAAAGGATTAACATTTGATAACAAATCAGTTTTTTCATTAGGAACATAAATATTTCCCCAACTATCTTTATTAGTTAATTGAATTTTATATTTTACATGAAGGTGTTCTGTTATATATCTATTTGTTTTGTCCCAATCTTTACTAAATGTAAATGAAGTTTTATTATATAAAGAATCCATAATTGATTTAGTAAAATTTAATGGATTAATTTCAAACCCTTTTGGCATTTTTACATTTCCATAATATAAAGCCTGTTCGGATAATGTTAATTTATTCATAAGTTATTTCTATGTCTAATCCTTTATTAAAAACTCCTACTGGAGTTATATTAAATGATAATGAATATCTAGTTTTATCTGATGTATTTAAATTTATTTTGTGCTGAAGATTACTTGGAAATATTAACAGCGTATCTTTATTTGGTTTAACTACCCATTCAGTGTTAGAATATTTGTTATAATTGTTTTCATATTCTAAGTGAAAAAAATAATTGTCTAACAGATTTCTTATAAAAGAAATACTAAAGCCATCGTTTGATTCAGGATAATAAACAGCGCTTATCCACGTATTTTTGTGAAGATGTGGTTGACTTGCACCATTACTTTCTGTTCTTGTAGACCAAGAATTTAATATTTTAAATTTTTTATTATAGCTAATAACATTTAAATATTTTTGTATACAATCTTTAAATATATTTTTTTCTTTTTTAAATTGTTTATCTTCTAAAATCTTATTAGATTTAGATATATAAGTTTTAGGTAAATATGCAGTTTTATATTTTAAATTTTTTAAAATATTTAATATTTTATTTTCATCTAAATTAACTTTTACTTCCATTAATGGAGTAGAAAAAAGTTCTACAACTCTAAATTCTT